ACTTTTAGACGTTTTAGCATATAATACCTATATTACATCATATAATGCCAATATGATCTCAAATGAGGTCTTTATTGATAGTGCAACTCTTAGAGAAAACGTTGTTGCACTTGCTAGAAACATCGGATATATCCCCAGATCAAGAAAAGCGTCTACGGCAACGATAAATTTTACTGTAGAACCAGGAATTACACCTCCACCAACAACAATTACCTTAAAAAAAGGGCCAGTTGCTGCTTCTAACCAATTTGGTGGTCAATCTTTCGTTTTTGGCACTACAAAAGACATCACAAAACCTGTAGTTGACGGAGTTGCATCATTTTTGGACGTAGAAGTGAAAGAAGGCACTGTAGTTGACCAAAGTTTTCCATTTTCAACAAATAATATCAATCAAAGGTTCATTTTATCAAATTCTGGCATAGATTTAGAGACTTTAGAGGTAAATGTAAGACCAAGTTCAACTTCTTCGCTATTATCTAACTATGTAAGGCAAGATAGTCTCTTTGATGCGGTTACAGGCAGCTCAATAAACAAAAATTCACTCATTTATTACATTCAAGAGATAGAAGATGAGCAATATGAGATCATTTTTGGTGATGGAATCTTTGGAAAAGCACTTGAAGATGGAAATATTGTCGAAGTTTCGTATATTTTGTCAAATGGATCAGATGGAAATGGTGTAAGCAACCTATCTTTTGCAGGAAAATGCGTATATTCTCGAAATGCAGTCGAAAATACCATAACTAGT